TTACCCATTGGCGCGGCTTAAGAGCTTATTTTTGAATTCACAATGGTCACGATATAACCATCTTGCTCGTCCGTGGATAACTTTGGCTTTAGGCAGGTCGCCGGACTTAATCCGGTCATAGATGAAGGTCTTACCGAAGCCAGTATCAGCCATGATGAATTTCAAATCAACCAGTGAATCAGGTTGTAGTTCGTGTTGCATGAGTGCTATCTCCGAATAGGGAATCGAACCTGCAAATCAGGTAATAAAAAACCGCCATCAGGCGGCTTGGTGTTCTTTCAGTTCTTCAATTCGAATATTGGTTACTTCTGCATGTGCTATCTGCGCCCATATCATCCAGTGGTTATAGCAGTCGTTGATGTCCTCTGCTTCGATAACCCTGTTGAATGGCTCTCCATTCCATTCACCTGTAACTCGGAAGTGCATTTATCATCTCCATAAAACAAAACCCGCCGTAGCGAGTTCAGATAAAAGAAATCCCCGCGAGTGCGAGGATTGTTATTCACCTTTGACGGCAAGTTGCAGGTTAGCCACGGTTAACCTCCTGCGGTGGTTCCGGTAGTGGCATCCAGTGGGTAATACCACCTGGATATAAACTCTTTGCCGGCCCCCAGTAGCCATCTGTATTAACACGCATAACCTCACAGCCATCAAAACCATCAGTTACAAGAACGTATTCATAAGGCTCCGGCATCCTTTTGCTTACCGGAATCCAACCATCCGGAGTTACCGGAGAGTTGCCAGCCTGAACAGTAGGCATATCAGGACCTTTGCGAATCGCCCTGGCAAGATCGATTGGGTCGTCGTACAACCAGTCACCTGTTTGCGGATGATTGGCTTCTGCCAATTGTGCAGCCCACTCCAGGCCGTCTTTGTGTCCTTGCAGATAGTCCAGCGGTAACTCATCACTATTACTTACAGGTTCGGCCTGAAGCATGGCGGCGCGATAGGCGTTCCAGCCGACAGCTTTTCCGTGTTCAAACGCGCTGTCAAAGTCATCATCAATTTCCATCGCAGCGGGCACAGATACCGGCGCTGGCGGGGCGGTGTAGAGCGGCATTACCTCAATATTGAAGATATCCCCCTCGCTTGGACACGCCTCTGCGCTACCGTAAACCCAAGGGTGAACGACTCCGTTACGCTTGTTGATTAATCTGTGCGCCCACGCCACAGGCTCCGCTTCGAGCGATGCCAGCGCGATACGCGCATTATTAATCAGGAGGCTATCAGCAGGAGATAAAACAACATGAGCGTTACCCTCCGCATCAATTTCAGAATTCGTAATTTTTCTGAACAGCTTTGCCAGTTCTCTGGTAATAGTGCTCATGGGCGAATCTCCGTCCTGCCACCAAGTAAGCGGATTGCCACTCGTTCCCGGAAGGTAAGCGGTCGATGGTGTCCGCGGGCATTAACAATTTCAGGCTTTCCATTAGGCGGATAATTGACCCTGACCGATTGACCATCTAGCGCGTGAGAAGCCTCGAGTAGTGCTGACTTTAAGTGCGCAGGGCACTCTTTCTGCACCCGCTCGCCGTCTGAAATGACACCTGCAATCCCCTGAAGCATGCTGGCTAAATTGCTGAGATAATTTTTCACATTCACTCTCCTTTACCGGTGCCATAGGCAGATAAGCACTCTTCAAATCCAGCCTGATTATCCGTTTGACCTAAACTGAAGCCATGCTGAAGACCATGACGAAATGCGCTATCTTGCAATTTATCTGCGCTATCGAGCTTCGCTTCCAGTTCAGCGATTCGCTTCTCTGCGGTTTCCAACTCATCCAGCAGCGCCAGCACGGTGGCGGGGTTGGCTGCGGCGATAAATGCAGCATCACGCGCTTCGTTTTCACTGAATACCATGGCTATTTGCTCATGGTTCACGCCGTCAGTGGAGTAAATCTCATCGTCGAACTCAACAGCCCACCGGCCTTTCGTCGCCTTCTCCGCCGCTTCACGCAGAGCCTGGTAATTAATCTCGCTCACTGGTTGCCTCCTTTGCGAAGCTGGGCGGCGATATCTTCGAGAACGCCATCAGAGAATGAGCGGTCAAAATCGCCTTCCGGCGCATTAGCCATAAACTCAGTAGAGGTAAGAATCATCCTGGCAATATCCGCGGCGTTCTTTGCAGTATCATCAATAAAACCAGCTTCCCAGGCAGCCAGCATTCTGTTCGCCACAAAGTAAGCTCCCTCCTTGCGTGCTTCAGTCTTCACTTCAGCCAGGAAAGCGTCGGTGGCCGGGGTTTTGTTATCTGACTCCAGCCACTGGTTGTAGTAATAATCGAACATGCCAGTAGGATAACCACATCCGCTGTGCACGTGGTCTTTCATAGCAGAACCACACATGCAGTAGTCATTGTCAGTATTACTAATGATGTCGATAAGTTGCTGTGTCCGTTGCTTCAACATCGCATTCTCCGCCGCCAGCGCCGAAAACTTCTCGTGTGCCAACTTAACAGCTGCATCAGCCTGCTTAATTGACTCAGTCGCTTTCTGGTGGTCTTCGGCCAGCCCTGCTAAATCAGCCTCCAGTTCGGCTAGGCGTTCATTTAATGCATCTCGTTCATCCAGTAGAGCCAGCACAACCTGAGGTGTTACTTTCATACGAAATGCCAGCAATTTTTGAGGCGTTGCTACTGTTTCAATTGCTACTGCTGCCTCACGCAGTACCTGATAGTCAATCTTGCTCACTGGTTGTCTCCTTTGCTGGGCCTTCTAACTTCTGAGTGGTTGTATCAAACTCAAACAACTTAACCACGTCATCAAACAGGACATAATTGCCATCAGAATCTTCAGTCATGTCAGCGCCACAATCCTGACCGCACGAGTCACAACCATCCATATCAAGCTCGTATCGCTTCAGGTTTGCGATATTTGATAAATTCAGCGCCAGTACAGCTAGGTCATAAACCTCGTCAGCGGTATACCCTGCACCATGTCCATACATTTCAATGCGGAATATGATTTCTTCTACCCGTTGTTTTGTGATTGTCATTTTTGCTCACCTCCCTGTTCTTCCAGAAAAATACGCATAGCCTCAAGCATCTCTTCGGTGTCATACGGTGACAACTTGTCACGCAGGATGTGTTCAATGCTGTTAATGAACTTGCGGATTGCTTTGCGTTCAATTTCAGCCAGGAAAGCATCTGTGGCTGGGGTTTCTTCAAGCGCTCGCTTAACCTTTTCCTCAGCTTCGCAAATTGACTGAACCCAGAAGTCAGCGTGAGGTGGCCTGCCTGCCTTTTTTATCTCCGCACGAAGCTCAATTTGCTGAGTTACCGCAGATTTCAGTCTCGCATTCTCCGCAGCCATCGCTGAAAACTTCTCGTGTGCCAACTTAACAGTTGCATCAGCCTGCTTAATTGACTCAATCGCTTTCTGGTGGTCTTCGGACAGAGCCGAAATCTTGGCCTCCGCTTCAGCAAATTTACGCACCAGATATTCAGCGTTTGTTTCGTTAACCTTTAAGTCTCGCGGGATGCATTTTCCTTTCAGAAATCCATCCATCTCAATTAGTGACATTTGTTTCATTTCTTCCCACTCCGCCACATCGCATTCAGATATTTGTTTTGATTCACTGATGGAAAAGAATTTCTCTTAAGCAATTCCTCTCTTGATGGCATTGGCTTTACGCGTTGGCGAATAATCATTTCTGCCGGAAGAATGCCGGGATTGTATGCAAGCCCTCTCATGATTTACTCTCCACGAACTGGTCAACAGCCATGCTAAGTGACACACCTAAAGTCTCGATATGTTGCTGAATATCCTGTAGCGTCTGCGCCTGAGATAACAGGATTTCACGGTTGCATAACTCTTTAACCAGATGCTCAAACTTGCTGTAATAACCGATACGACTTAGTGTTTCTTTGCCTGCATTCTCGCCTTCTTTGATAATTCCTCTTTCGCTAAGAATCAGATCGTGTTTTGTTCCGGTAATAACGTATTTGCCGAGGTCGATGTTTAGCTTCATTGTTAATTACTCCATGTTAATTTATTCGTATGCCTGCTCTTTCTTCATCGAGTTTTTTTTAGCTTGTATCGCATAGCTCTCACTGAATAAATTGAGCGGCAGGTTGCAATTGCTATTTCTTCTGCGGAGAACTTACCGAAAAGTGATACTTCGGCTCTTGTCCATCGTCTTCCACGAAGTCGGCTAACAATGTCAGCTCCAATCCTTGTTGCTTTCGCCATTACTGCTTTTTCAGTCCTTTCCAGTTTTTCAGCGATAACTTCAACTGGCATTGTCGCCGCTACTTCGCGCAAGAAATCGACTTCCCATTTCTCCCATGGAGTCTTTTTCATAGGCGATACCGTTATTTGATAAGAAGTGAAGGTTTCCCAACTTTGAGTTGAGCGCCGGGGATATTTATTCCTGCTTTTAGTTGGTGTTTGATTGCCAGTTTGTCGGCTTTAATTGTCGTTTCAAACTCAACGTATTCAGGAGGAAGGACGCTTGAGTCGATGATTTCTACAATTTCTGACGGTTTGCGGATTGTTACCTGGTGAATACCTGCTCGAATCTTTTTCTTGCCAACCATTTCAAGCGATGAGGCTATATATGCCATAATGCTGTCAATCTTATTTTGAATTACTGCGGCTCGCTCATTCAGTGACTTTGCCTCTTCCTTGAGGCGTTCAGCATAACCAGATTCATTTTTAATAATGGCAAGAAGTTGCTCTATTTTATCGGTAAATTCTCCTTCCATGCCTTCTATTGTGTCAGCAATCATCTCTGGTTCTAAATCTGAATCAATCAATTTTGCGTATTCATTGGCAATTTCATACAGTTTGCTCACTGGCAACCTCCAGTTTCGCTTTGCATTCTATGTAAATGGCTTGTACGTTCTGCTGCAATTTCATTCCAGATGTCAGGCGATATGCTTCTGCAAAATATCGCTTCAAATCATCCATGTTTTCTGCCTGATCCATTTCATCACAAAGAAGTTGTGCTTTATCCATTATTTCCTGCTGGCGTTTCCGTTCATCTTCGCGGATATCTTCCTCTGATTTGTGCGGCATAACTGGTTCAGTCCACACACCTTCTTCTTCGTTTAGTACGTGAATAGCACTATCAAGACGTGATGCCTTAGGCCAATACTTGCTTGCACGCTTTACGACCGTCTTTCGCGCCATCTCATTCCAGTGATTTACCCATGGTCCTTTATCGCTGAATGCTGCCTTGCTTGTTTTCCTTACAGCCTCAATTTCAGCCAGACTCATCTCTTCCGTTAGATAATCACCTGCTGGCGTCTTAACTGTGCAGTAAACGCCAACGATATCACCACGATCACCGAAGGCGTTGTATTTATGGGTTGGTGCTTTATCAAGCCCGTTTGACTCATAGGTATCGTTAGCATGAACAAGTTTTGCCTGACCCCATGAGATAACACCAGACTCCATTGCAATATGGAGCAATCCCATATAGCTGATATCAAGGCAAACCATGCCGTCGCGCGGAACTAGATAAGCAAGTTTGCTGGCCGGGTTTAAGGTGATGCCGATCGCCGCAACATTGATGATGGCGTTCTGTGCGCTGGTTGGGTTTGCCAGTGCTGTTTTAGCCAGGTAATCATTTTTCTGGAAATACTGAATTGCAAACTGGCTTTCCTTAGCCCATGTGACTGATTGGTCTGTAACCGCCCCAACAAAGAGCGGCTCTTGCTGTTTAACGAACTCAACAATGCTCATGCTCATCGTTACTGTCCCTCATCAATATCTGTTTGGTGGCGAGCAATTGTCTCTGCCATGTAGCGAATAAATTCAGCGGCCCTTTCCTGAAACGCGACGTCATCATCGAATGCTTTGGAAATGGCATTCTTGCTGGCCCCGCGACGTTGCAACTCGTCAACGCACAACGATTCCAGTTTGCTCTGTGGCAATCCTTTTTCGAGGTCATCAGCCAGTTCAGATTCACGCTCTTCTCTGGCTATTTGCTGATAATGGCGCGTCCAGTTCTGCGCCTCGATACGGTCTTGAACGAGATATGCAGCCATAATAGGCTCCTGAAATTTGGTTGTGCGCTGCCCGTCTGCGATAGCCGGACGAGTAGGGGTAATGGGTGTTTGGTGTGGTTTACTTGCCGAGTGCCTTGTCGATGGCGGAACGAGCCATATCAAACTCATCTGTTTGACGGTCTGCTACTCTAACTACAGCCTGCAGAGCTTCCAGTAATTCAGGCGCTGCAGTAATGAGAGTCTTGTTTTCCTTGCTCGTCATTTCAAGTGGATATCCCTTTCCAAAGACTATGTGATGCTTGTTTCCCAAGCCCTCTTCATCCCAAAACCACGGACCGGGAGTTCCTTTAAATTCGCTCATAACTCACTTCCTGTGCCACGGAAAACCAATTGCCGCCTTCATATCGTTGTAGGCTGACATCCACATTTCACTATCACCAATAAATCGGGCTATTACTGCTTTGTTCTGTGCAGCACGAAGCATCTGGTGATTAATGGCTATTTCATTGTGCATAACGCCTCCAGTTGTTTCTTTGCTGCTCTGATTAATTGTTTAACTCGGCGTGATAATTCAGATTCGTGCGGGTAGAAAGCGGACATGACGCCGCTACCCGCGAGCTGAAAGTGCATCATGGGTAACTCCTTATATTTGATTGCATAACGAAAACGCCTCGAGTGAAGCGTTATTGGTATGCATATAAAAAGGCCCTCACACTGGAGGGCAAAGAAGATTTCCAATAATCAGAACAAGTCGGCTCCTGTTTAGTTACGAGCGACATTGCTCCGTGTATTCACTCGTTGGAATGAATACACAGTGCTTACTCGTACTAATAAAATACCCAATTTTCTGTTTCTTGGTTGTGCCCAAAGTTATATTCAATATCTGGTGTTGATGTATCAATATTCTTCATCCCATCAACAAGAGTTGATACAACAGCCAAATCTTGTTTGATTCTCATTAAATGGTATTTCTTCCGGCGCAATAAACTTTCAATGGCAAGTTTCTTCGTTGGGAATGCAAAAGATCTTTCTGCATTTTTTGCTATTTTCTTAATTGCATATCTATTTCTCTTTTGTTTCCATTCCTGTAACCACTGATTTGGTGCTGGTTTAAAATTAACAATCCAATGCGCAGGAACCAACCATGCATAATGCTCTGTCTGATGAAAAGCTATATATTGAAGTGCGAATATTTTTATCCCATCTTCTTCAACTGTCGCCTGGAATCTCCAGAAAACAGGAATTCCATCATGTTCAGTTTCTGATTCAGGAAAAGGTACGCTCCATGATTTTGTCATATCTCACCTCAAATAAGTGGTTTGCTGCTAAAACAATGAACCATCCGGAAATTCCAGATAGTTCATAATTCACTCTTCAATACTTCCAACTTACTAATCGCCGATAGATATCCGCGCTGATAGGGCATCATCATTCCTTCGAGCTTGCCACTTCTTAACTCCTCCCTGAGCAATTGTATTGCTTGATCAATAACCTCTGCCTTAGCGTCCTTTATGGCTTGCTTGCGGGGCTTTGCTTTCTGCTTTGGCAGATTTCTCAAGCATGATGGAATGTATGTCTGATTCATCACTTACCTCGCTGTAACCTGCTTACTTGTACGATGACCAGCTGCGAAAAGCGCAACTTCTGGCAGGCAGACAGTACCACTCTTCAAATCAGCCTCCTTTTTCTTTTTCTATATCAAAAAGCTGCTTTGCTTTTGCGACTAAAAGCAAAAAAGCCTTCTCGCTAATGAGCAGCATTGCCGTTCATCCTGAACCCGCCGCGCTCCCGACGCATGGTTTAATGTCGCGCCGTTCGACATGGCTTAACTATATCCAAAGCTATTATTTCTGTAAATAGCTATAGTTATAAAATAACTACTTTGGTTATTTAGTTGTTGATATCTAATGTAATTTATTTTTCTTGAGTGTGATGTTTGGTGTGTTTTGGGCAATAAAAAACCCGCAAAAAGCGGGTTTGTTGTGGTGTGATGAGGTTAGTAATCAACTACAGACCACCAGAAAATTCTTCCGATGATCTCAATGTCACTTAGATTCTTTTCTTCTTGTGGGTATTCCAGTGAGTTAAAGCTTCTAATGCTTACCTTGTCAGGCCCTGTTCGAAAGAGAATCTTAATGCGTTTCCAACCGTTCTCGTTAATGGCGTAAATCTTTCCGTCAACTATTTTCTTATCGTTGGTGTTAACAGCAACTGTTGTTCCATCAGGAATGTTTGGCTCCATGCTGTTGCCACGAGCCGGAAAACAAACAACCCCGCTTCCATCACTGTTCGCGCCAACTCTGCGAAGGGTTGATTTGGAAAAGCGCAACATAAAGCCGTTGTGATCTTCATCAATCACCCGACCATCCCCGCATGCAAACTCAATATCTTTAAGGTAAGGAATTTCAACTTCATCACCTCTTAAAGGCGTTCCTCCATCCCATGGGTCCAAACATCCCCACGTGCTTTCATGAGGAATAGAAGATTTTGGATCATAAGGTTCAACTCCCTCATCACGCATTGGCCCAGTTCCATCGGAAAGCCATTCCGTACGAACTCCAAGCACTTTTGATATTTCAAAAAGTTTGCGCGTATTGCGTGTTTTTCCAGACGTAAGTTTCCAGACGCTTGGCTGAGACATGCCAACAGCATTGCCAAGAGAAGCCTGAGTAAACCCAGCCTGATCCATCGCGTATGTAAGCCTTTGAGAAAAAGTATCTAGTTTCATTCGGACAACCTATAGCTACAGCTATTATTAGTCAAATATCTAAAGCTATTTACTTTCTGAATAGCTTTGGCTATTATTCTTGTTGTGAATTCAGCAGGAGTTATTTTTATGGTCAACAAGGCTATTAAAGCGGCTATTGACTCAGTAGGAAGTCAGCAAAAGTTAGCTGATGCCTGCGGTGTTAAGCAGCCGTCTGTATGGGCTTGGTTGCATGGGAAGAAAAGGGTATCCGCTAAAAATGCCAAGCGCATTGAAATGGCTACCAATGGAAGCATCCCTGCATACCTGATTCGCCCTGATTTATCCGATTTGTTCCCCAATCCGAACAAAGCAGCTTAATAAAGCAAATTTTTATACCGAACGGCCCGGTATACGGTCGGGTGCCCGGCGTGGTCAAGGATGACTGTCAATGGTGCACGATAAAAAACCAAATTATTTACCTATGGAGATAGTAAGAAATGACACAAACAAGTTACAGCAAGCCAACACAGCGAGAAATTGATCGCGCTGAAACTGATTTACTCATCAACCTGTCAACGCTTACCCAGCGCGGTTTGGCAAAGATGATTGGCTGTCATGAATCGAAGATAAGCAGAACGGACTGGAGATTTATTGCTTCGGTCTTGTGTGCTTTAGGAATGGCATCAGACATCAGTCCGATTAGTAGGGCTTTTAAGTATGCGCTTGATGAAATCACAAAGAAAAAATCCCCGGCCGCCACCGAGGATTTTAAGCAAATTGATATGCAATTCTGAGGTCATTACTGGATCAATCCACAGGAGTCATTATGACAAAACGTCGTAAGAAATACCAGGAAAAAGAAGAGATTCGACACCCTGATTCACCTGAGGGATTAGTGGTAGCCGCAGCAAATAACAGGGCGTTCGCAGAGCGCCTTGTTGGTGTTTACAGACTAGCCAAAGCAGGAGTGAAACATGGGCGTCGTTAAGTTAGCTGATTACAGGCATAACCCTGTACAAAATCAGGAGGCATCCAGTATGGGGTATGTCTCTATACACCGCCAGTTTATGGACAGCAGGCTCTATAAGGACTCTCAGGCAGTACATCTTTGGCTTCACTTAATCCTCAAGGCTAATCACGAATCTACTGTCGTCAATACGGATATCGGGCCGATAACTGTTGATCGCGGTCAGATGATAACTGGGCGCCCGTCGCTGGTCAGAGAAACATTCATCCCCGACAACAAAGTTCGGAGCTTATTGCGGACTTTTGAGTCGAAAGGGATGCTTAATATTTGCTCGATGGGGAAGAAATTTAGCCTGTTTACAATCGTTAAATATGACGATTTTCAGGCAAAAAATTGTCCAACGGTTGTCCAACGGTTGTCCAACGCAAACACCAGTAATGGCGCGGCTCTCAGCGGAGATTGTCCAACGGTTGTCCAACGGTTGTCCATAAACAATAATATAAATAATATCTCTAATACTGACGTATTAGAGAGTACCGCAGCAGACAAAAAGTCTGACAAGAAAAAACCTTCCGTTAGCTGTCAGGATGTTGTCGATGCTTACCACGAAATCCTTCCTGAAGCGCCAAAAATCCGCGCACTGAATGACAAGCGTAAAAACCAGATCCGAACGTTCTGGCGCAAAGCCGGAGTGATAACCCGCCAGCTTGACGGGCATGGGTTCACGATGCAGGACTGGAGAAATTATTTGAGCTACGTAGGCGAAAATTGCCGATGGATGTTCGAAGAGCGCCCAAACCATCAGCGCGGAACCGTCTGGCACAAAAAGGGATTTGATTTCCTGCTTAACGATAATACCTACCTGAAAGTTCGTGAGGGTGAACACGATGACCGATAATTTTTATGCGCCGCCCCATAGCATCGAGGCAGAGCAGGCGGTGATTGGTGGATTGCTTCTGGATGATGACAACAGCGAGCGAGTCCAGAAGGTTCTGGCGATGCTCAAGCCTGAATCGTTCTACAGCCGACCACACAAAATCATTTTCGAAGAAATAACCAGAATGCACCGGGAGCAAAAGCCAGTAGATGGCCTGACGCTTTTCGATGAACTGGAGCGTAAATCGTTAACGGCGTCTGTTGGCGGTTTTGCTTATATCGCTGAGATCGCAAAGAACACGCCAAGCGCAGCAAACATCGTTGCCTATGCAATGCAGGTTCGTGAAACCGCAATGGAACGCTACGCCATCAACCGCATGACTGAAGCGACGGAATTGCTCTATTCCCGCAACGGAATGACTGCAACGCAGAAGTACGAAGCTATTCAGGCGATTTTCACGCAACTGACAGACCATGCAAAAACCGGATCGCGTCGCGGCCTTCGCTCATTTGGTGAGGTCATGGAAGACTGGGTTAGCGACCTTGAGAAGCGATTTGACCCGTCAGGCGAACAACGAGGAATGAGCACAGGGATCCCATCGCTGGACAGGATGCTGTCACCGAAAGGTCTGGTGAAAGGCTCTCTGTTTGTCATTGGCGCTCGCCCTAAGATGGGGAAAACGACGCTATACAGCCAGATGGCAATCAACTGCGCAGTGCATGAGAAAAAGCCCGCTCTGATGTTCAGCCTTGAAATGCCAGGTGATCAGATACTGGAAAAACTGGTAGGGCAGAAGTCTGGTGTTAACCCGAATATTTTTTACCTTCCGGCGACAAATGACGCTGATGACGGCTATCAGGGTGATTACGATGGTGACTTCAACAGGGCGATCGAAACAGCTAATCGTTTGAGTGAAATCGACCTGCTTTACATCGACGACACGCCGGGATTATCTCTGGCTCAAATCGTTAGCGAAAGCCGTCGAATCAAGCGAGAAAAAGGATGTGTTGGCATGATTCTGGTCGATTACCTGACACTAATGACCGCTGAGAAGGCCGATCGCAACGACCTTGCTTACGGCATGATCACCAAAGGACTGAAGAACCTTGCCAAAGAGCTTGATTGCGTTGTTGTGCTTCTGACGCAGCTTAACCGCGCACTGGAAAGCAGAACCAATAAACGCCCATTACCAAGTGACTCACGAGATACAGGGCAAATTGAACAGGATTGCGATTATTGGGTGGGGATCCATCGTGAAGGTGCTTTTGATGACAGTGTTCCACTTGGTGAAACCGAACTAATCCTTCGTCTCAATCGTCATGGCAATACCGGCACGGTGTATTGCATTCAGGCAAATGGCGCTATTTATGACACAGACCAACAGTCTGCTGAAATGCGCCGCCGTGAACGCGAGGAACCGCAGTCCAAGAAGAAAGGAGGATTCTGATGACCATCTACATCACTGAGCTTGTAACAGGCCTGCTGGTAATCGCAGGCCTTTTTATTTGGGGGAGAGTAATTGGAGGCTTTAAGAAATGAGTACGATAGCTGAGCTTGTCCGCGCCGACTTTCAGGAGAACATTGGTCGTGCAAAGCGGTACTGGTCTGCTTCCAGACTTCCGACTGGCGAGAGACAGAAAAACGCCCCTAAGCCACGGAGCTATCCGCGTGACCGCGTTCTTCGCCGGTTGGTTAAAATCGATACTGATTTTCAGTGTGACAGAATTATCCGGAACCTGGATTTAAAGTGAAGGAGTGAGCATGACAAATCAGCAGCAAATAGAGTTCATCCTTGAGCAGATCCGAAAAATGCGAGAAAAGAACCAGCCAGACATGATGGAAATATGGAGACGCCAGCAGGAAGAATACCGCAAGCATATTTTTGGTGAGAGAAAACAGGATGAATGGAGCCTATATGACTATGGCACCAGGACAAATAAAAACGGATATAGCCTTTACACATATTGAGGAATTCCATGAAACAGACAATTTTCCTCAGGAGTAAGCAACAACAGCAAGCCGCAATAAATGCCATCCTCGCAACACCACTCGATAAAGACAAGCCAGTCACCATCCGCATTACTGACTACAAGCGCAACCTTGACCAGAACGCAAAATTTCACGCGATGCTGGCGGATATCGCACGTCAGGTTCAATGGTGCGATAAATGGTTAAAACCAGAACAATGGAAGGTTTTGTTGATCAGCGGTCATGCAGTGGCAACAAAACAGGAAGCTGATGTTTTGCCCGGCCTTGAAGGTGAATACGTCAACATTCGCGAAAGCAGCGCGCAGATGAGCGTGAAGCGTATGGCAAGTCTGATTGAGTACACGACATCATGGGCTATTGGTCAGGGTGTCAGATTTACCGACAGGAGGTACGAATGAGACGACAGCGACGAAGTATCACCGACATCATCTGCGAAAACTGCAAATACCTTCCAACGAAACGCTCCAGAAATAAACGCAAGCCAATCCCAAAAGAATCTGACGTAAAAACCTTCAACTACACGGCTCACCTGTGGGATATCCGGTGGCTTAGAGAACGTGCGAGGAAAACAAGGTGATTGACCCAAATCGAAGTTACGAACAAGAAAGCGTCGATCGGGCTTTAACGTGCGCTAACTGCGGTCAGAAGCTGCATGTGCTGGAAGTTCACGTGTGTGAGCACTGCTGCGCAGAACTGATGAGCGATCCGAATAGCTCAATGTACGAGGAAGAAGACGATGAGTGAGTTAATAAATGGCAATGCCATCAAAATGACAAGCATTGAAATCGCTGAGTTGGTAGGAAGTCGTCATGACAAGGTGAAACAATCTATTGAACGACTGGCGGCTCGAGGTGTGATCCGAAATCCCCCAATGGTGGTTTTCGAAAAAATCAATAACTTAGGATTACTTCGTGGCGTAGAGGCTTACGTTTTTGAGGGCGAACAAGGTAAGCGAGACAGCATTATTGTCGTCGCTCAGTTGTCGCCGGAATTCACCGCTCGTCTTGTTGACCGTTGGCGAGAGCTTGAAGAAGCTGCGGTTAATATCCCCAAAACGCTACCAGAAGCGTTGCGCCTTGCTGCTGATCTTGCTGAGCAGAAAATGCAACTGGAAAACCAGCTCGCAATTGCCGCACCTAAAGTTGAGTTTGCCGATCGCGTTGGCGAGGCCAGTGGAATTTTGATTGGAAACTTTGCAAAGGTTGTTGGAATTGGTCCAAACAAACTGTTTGCGTGGATGCGCGATCACAAAATCCTTATTGCTTCAGGTTCCCGGCGCAATGTGCCAATGCAGGAATATATGGATCGCGGCTATTTCACAGTGAAAGAAACAGCGGTCAACACAAATCACGGAATACAGATATCGTTCACTACAAAAATCACCGGACGTGGCCAACAGTGGCTGACCAGAAAGCTGCTCGATAACGGAATGCTGAAAGTAACAGGAGAGGCTGCTTAATGGTTAACCTACGCAAAGAAGCGCGCGGCAGAGAATGCCAGGTACGTATTTACGGCGTATGCAATGGTAATCCTGAAACTACAGTTCTGGCACATTACCGGATGGCTGGAATTTGCGGAACTGGAATGAAGCCTGACGACCTGATCGGCGCATGGGCTTGTAGCGCGTGTCACGATGAAATCGACCGACGCACAATGATTCTCGACAACAAAGACGCCAGACTTTACCACCTCGAAGGCGTGATCAGGACGCAGGCGATACTGCTGAAGGAGGGGAAGATTAAGCCATGAACGAATATCAGTTTGTGCTTCCATACCCGCCGTCGGTGAACACCTACTGGCGAAGACGGGGAAGCCAATACTACATCAGCGATAAAGGCCAGAAATACCGAAAAGACGTTCAGCAAATCATCCGCCAACTCAAGTTAGACATTTTCACCAAATCACGACTCCGCATCAAAGTCATCGCAGACGTTCCAGACTCCCGCCGCCGCGACCTCGATAACATCCTGAAAGGTTTACTCGACTCCCTTATCCACGCCGGATTTGCGGAAGACGACGAGCAATTCGATGACATTCGCGTAATTCGTGGTGTGAAAGTACCAGGCGGACAGCTTGGAATAAAAATCACCGAACTGGAGAACGCATGAACGCCACAATTCAAACGATACCAGAGCTTCTTATCCAGACACGAGGCAATCAGACCGAAGTGGCAAGGATGCTTTCCTGCGCAAGAGGAACAGTGCTCAAGTACAACCGAGACAGCAAAGGCGAGCGTCACGTAATAGTTAACGGCGTCCTGATGGTCAAACAGGGCAAGAGGGGAAGACGATGAGACTCGAAAGCGTAGCTAAATTTCATTCGCCAAAAAGCCCGATGATGAGCGACTCACCACGGGCTACGGCTTCTGACTCTCTTTCCGGTACTGATGTGATGGCTGCTATGGGGATGGCGCAATCACAAGCCGGATTCGGAATGGCTGCATTCTGTGGTAAGCACGAACTCAGCCAGAACGACAAACAAAAGGCTATCAACTATCTGATGCAATTTGCACACAAGGTATCGGGGAAATACCGTGGTGTGGCAAAGCTTGAAGGAAATACTAAGGCAAAGGTACTGCAAGTGCTTGCAACATTCGCTTATGCGGATTATTGCCGTAGTGCCGCGACGCCGGGCGCAAGATGCAGAGATTGTCACGGCACAGGCCGTGCGGTTGATATAGCAAAAACAGAGCAGTGGGGGAGAGTTGTTGAGAAAGAATGCGGAAGATGCAAAGGCGTCGGCTATTCAAGGATGCCAGCAAGCGCCGCATATCGCGCTGTAACGATGCTAATCCCAAATCTTACTCAACCCACCTGGTCACGCACTGTTAAGCCGCTGTATGACGCTCTGGTGGTGCAATGCCACAAAGAAGAGTCAATCGCAGACAACATTTTGAATGCGGTCACACGTTAGCAGCATGATTGCCACGGATGGCAACATATTAACGGCATGATATTGACTTTTTGAATAAAGTTGGGTAAATTTGACTCAACGATGGATAAATGCACTCGTTAAATAAAGCCCTGAGATAATAGCTCGGGGCTTTTTGCGTTTTAAGCACGGACTTTCTGAAAGCACATCAAACCAAATACCAGACAGACAAAAATAATCACCTTATCCGCTGTGGCTACGGTGCGGTGTGCTTTGCATAAAAGAAAACCAGCGCAATGGCTGGCTTCGTGAAAGCGGGTGGCATGAGGTTGCGCTAACAACCTCCTGCCGTTTTGCCCGTGCATATCGGTCACGAACAAATCTGATTACTAAACACAGTAGCCTGGATTTGTTCTATCAGTAATCGACCTTATTCCTAATTAAATAGAGCAAATCCCCTTATTGGGGGTAAGACATGAAGATGCCAGAAAAACATGACCTGTTAGCCGCCATTCTCGCGGCAAAGGAACAAGGCATCGGGGCAATCCTTGCGTTTGCAATGGCGTACCTTCGCGGCAGATATAATGGCGGTGCGTTTACAAAAACAGTAATCGACGCAACGATGTGCGCCATTATCGCCTGGTTCATTCGTGACCTTCTCGACTTCGCCGGACTAAGTAGCAATCTCGCTTATATAACGAGCGTGTTTATCGGCTACATCGGTACTGACTCGATTGGTTCGCTTATCAAACGCTTCGCTGCTAAAAAAGCCGGAGTAGAAGATGGTGGAAATCAATAATCAACGTAAGGCGTTCCTCGATATGCTGGCGTGGTCAGAGGGAACTGATAACGGACGGCAGAAAACCAGAAATCATGGTTATGACGTCATTGTTGGCGGAGAGCTATTCACTGATTACTCCGATCACCCTCGCAAACTTGTCACGCTAAACCCCAAACTCAAATCAACAGCAGCCGGACGTTACCAACTTCTTTCCCGTTGGTGGGATGCCTATCGTAAGCAGCTTGGCCTGAAAGACTTCTCTCCGAAAAGCCAGGACGCTGTGGCACTGCAACAGATTAAAGAGCGTGGCGCTTTACCGATGATTGATCGCGGTGATATTCGTCAGGCTATCGACCGTTGCAGCAATATCTGGGCTTCACTGCCGGGCGCTGGTTATGGTCAGTTCGAGCATAAGGCTGACAGCCTGATTGCAAAATTCAAAGAGGCTGGCGGAACGGTCAGAGAGATTGAGGCATGAGCAGAGTAACCGCGATTATCTCCGCTCTGGTTATCTGCATCGTCGTCTGTCTGTCGTGGGCGGTTAATCATTACCGTGATAATGCAATCGCCTACAAAGAGCAGCGCGATAAAAAAGTCAGTGAGCTGAAGCAGGCGACCGCCACCATCGCTGACATGCAGAAGCGTCAACGTGATGTAGCAGAACTCGACGCCAGATACACAAAGGAGCTTGCTGATGCTAACGCGACTATCGAAAGTATCCGTGCTGATGTTTCTGCTGGTCGTAAGCGCCTGCAAGTCGCCGCCACCTGTGCAAAGTCAACGACCGGAGCCAGCAGCATGGGCGATGGAGAAAGCCCAAGACTTACAGCAGATGCTGAACTCAATTATTACCGTCTCCGAAGTGGAATCGACAAGATAACCGCGCAGGTTAACTACCTGCAGGAATACATCAGGACGCAATGCCTGAAATAATTTTTTTGCAAATCACAAAGTCCATTTAATGAGCCTCGCGATGCGGGGCTTTTTGCAATAAATGCGTACCGCAACGCATGTTTTTTACACCGAACCTGCCCCTTTGGAATGGGCCTTTGAGGATACCAGTTAGTGCTGGCGAGCCTCGGTGGGCTGGTTTCCTGTGCGGCAAAGGTTCATTTCAAAGAGTAGGTACACGCTATGAAATCATTAACCCTCTTCAATCAACCAATTCGTATCGGTGAAGATGGCATGATCTGCCTCACTGATATGTGGAAAGCCAGTGGTAAAAGTGAATCTGAATCGCCTTACCACTACCTGCGAAACAAGCAGACCAAAGAGTTCTTAGCCGAGCTGGAGAAAAACCACGAATCTGTGGTTTTTACTGAGCGCGGTGTACACGGTGGAACATATGGCGGGAAGTTTGTTGCTTACGATTATGCGGCTTGGTTAAACCCCGGGTTCAAGTACGCGGCCTATAAAGTCCTCGATGACTACTTCACCGGAGAACTTCAGCATCGCAACAGCTTAAGTGCGCAGCTCAACATGAAATGTCATGAGTTTGACCAGAAGAAAGACATGGCGAGCTTCTGCGGACAAGGGCTGGCAGCATGGCGCTATACGAAGCCAGTGTTGGTCACTGGAGATTAACTCCCTGGCTAACCAGCTGCAGATTACGATCCCCGGGCTTCCGGGATGAGTGATCGGGTTATTGAATGCGCCTCCAGAGCGGGGCGCGACTTCTCAGAGTTCATGAAAGGCGAGAAGGGCATGATGGAAGCATTGGCCTCGGTGGATGAGTTTGGCGAGCAGCTGCGCCTCAACGGCTGTGTCAATCATCACTTTGTTAGCTACATGATGCGGAACTCGATCATGCAGGCATTCATGGACATGGCAAAAGCCGAGAGGAAAGAAGAGCGCCGGCGTAAGCGAGCGGAAGCAAAAGCAAAAGCAAAAGCAAAAGTGAAGTAGCCATTACAAAGCCCATCTACGGGTGGGCTTGATAATGAAACCGGAATTTATTCTGGGCAACCAGTTACGGCAGTACCGCGAAACAACCCAAGCCAGTAAGTGGGGAAATAACACTGGCAGCCACTGAAAGATGAACCTCCTGCCTTATGGCAAAAAAGATTCTTTGTGGTGGCGGACTGATGGAAAGACATCCTAATCAAGCAACCACTCCACAGGGTCATAATTATGAACGACCAGCAAATCGAAAAAGAAATCGTTGAGAAAGGCAAAACCGCTCCGCGAGTTACCCCGCAGCACATCGAAGACGTGATTAAAAGCGAGCATTACTTTACTGCTTATGATGGACGAAATGGTGCCATTTCCAGCAACGAATATTGTGGCAGGGAAAAACCAGAAGAAGGCGATCGTGATTTATCACCATTGAAGTTGCTCACTTTCTGCGTACTGGTGCTGAAGAATGGCTTCACCGTCACCGGAGAGAGTGCCTGTGCAAGCCCTGAAAACTTTGATGCAGAAATTGGTCGGAAGATTGCCAGGCAGAATGCTGTAAACAAAATCTGGATGCTCGAAGGTTACTTGCTGAAGCAGAAGCTAAGCGAACAGTAGTTATTACAAAAGCCATTCCCTACAGAGTGGCTTTGATAATGGCTTATACCCTACACGGGATAACTTAACTGATATCCCTTTTAACGGATAAACGGAGCCAACAATGGCAGAGATTATTCCCATGACTGAAGAACAGAAATTCCAGTTAGAGATTTACAAACTGGTCATGAACCAGAACGCAGCCGCAGAAGAAGCATTTCAGTTCATTGGCACTGACGAGCTGAAGCTTGAGCTATTCAAAATTCACTTCCAGTCAGGCGGCGCTAATTCAGATATCACGACCCGCACTATCGAAGCGGTGCGTAAATCGAAGGAAGCGTTAGACCTGTTCACCACCGGAGCATGATATGACCACTATTGCATGGGATGGAAAGACCCTGGCATCTGACACCCAGGCATCATCTGGTGATGTTGTGTGTTCGTATACAGAACAAAAGATTTACACACCGCCAGAATCTGGGTGGGAGGTTTGCGGCAGTAAAGTGATTGCATTAGGTTGTTCTGGTGATTGCGGCGCGGAGATGGAATTGCAGGAATTGCTTAAGAACAACCTGACGTATGCATCAGAATTTCTCCCGACATTCTCTTTCACAGCGCTTGCTATCATCGGTGCCGGTCGTGCTTACATCATCTCAAAAGAGAAAGGCGAAACGCGGGCGAGTATTTCGCTACAGGTTGAACCATACGCCATTGGTAGTGGTGGGCTGATTGCTCGCACTGCCATGCACTGTGGCAAAAATGCGAGAGAAGCGGTACAAGTCGCAATTGATCTTGACTGCTATTCCGGCGGCAGCGTTGATTCGTTCCCCGCTGGGAAGCAAACAGAAGGGAAATAATCAATATGGCAGCACCAAAGGGCAACCGATTTTGGGAGGCCCGCAGTAGTCATGGGCGAAATCCTAAATTCGAATCGCCTGAGGCGCTGTGGGCTGCTTGTTGTGAATACTTCGAGTGGGTGGAAGCTAACCCGCTATGGGAGATGAAGGCGTTCTCGTATCAGGGTGAAGTAATACAAGAGCCTATCGCCAAGATGCGAGCGATGACCATTACCGGCCTCACTCTGTTCATTGATGTGACGCTTGAAACATGGCGCACATATCGCCTGAGAGAAGATTTATCTGAAGTCGTTACGCGAGCAGAGCAGGTCATCTACGACCAGAAATTCTCTGGCGCAGCCGCTGACCTTCTCAACGCTAACATCATCGCCCGTGATTTGGGCCTCAAAGAGCAGTCGCAAGTTGAAGACGTGACACCTGATAAGGGAGATCGCGATAAGCGACGCTCTCGTATCAAGGAGCTATTCAACCGTGGAACTGGACGCGATTCTTGATAACCTTGAGCGACGAAGAGCAAATCGAGTTGCTCGAGCTACTCGAAGAAGAAGAGAACTACCGGAACACACACCTGCTATATGAATTTACGCCATACAGCAAACAGCGTGAGTTCATCGACGCCGGACATGACTATCCAGAGCGATGTTTTATGGCTGGTAACCAGCTTGGTAAGTCATTTACTGGTGCTGCTGAAGTCGCGTTTCACCTTACCGGGCGTTATCCGGGAACAAAAGGCTATCCGGCTGATGGTAAATATGGTGGGGAGTGGAAAGGTAAGCGTTTCTATGAGCCTGTTGTCTTCTGGATTGGCGGCGAGACAAACGAGACTGTAACCAAAACGACTCAACGTATCCTGTGTGGTCGTATCGAAGAGAATGATGAGCCTGGCTACGGTTCCATACCGAAAGAAGACATCATTAGCTGGAAGAAGTCTCCTTTCTTTCCGAACCTTGTTGATCATCTTCTGGTTAAGCATCACACGGCTGATGGCGTTGAAGATGGCATTTCAATCTGCTACTTCAAACCATACTCGCAAGGCCGCGCTCGCTGGCAGGGTGACACAATCCACGGCGTGTGGTTTGACGAAGAGCCACCATACAGCATTTATGGCGAAGGTCTTACCCGTACCAACAAATACGGGCAATTCTCAATTCTGACGTTTACCCCGCTGATGGGGATGTCTGACGTTGTTACCAAGTTCCTGAAGAATCCCAGCAAGTCTCAGAAAGTGGTCAACATGACCATCTATGACGCTGAGCACTACACCGACGAGCAGAAAGAGCAAATCATCGCATCCTATCCCGAGCATGAGAGAGAGGCGCGTGCTCGCGGTATTCCTACGATGGGTAGCGGGCGAATCTTCCAGATACCGGAAGAGACGATTAAGTGTCAGCCGTTCGAGTGCCCTGATCACTTTTACGTAATTGGCGGTATGGATTTCGGATGGGATCACCCGCAGGCGCAGGTTCAGCTTTGGTGGGATAAGGACGCAGACACAATCTACGTTTCACGCGTGTGGAAGGCGAAAGAAAAAACAGCCGTTCAGGCGTGGGGAGCCGTTAAATCTTGGGCGCATAAAGTGCCAACCGCATGGCCTCATGACGGAAACCAGCACGAGAAGGGCGGCGGTGAGCAGCTTAAAGGGCAGTACGCGGACGCTGGTTTTATGATGTTGCAGGAGCATGCGACATGGCCTGATGGCGGTAATGCTGTTGAGCCTGGCATCACTGAATTGCGCGACATGATGCTCGATGGTCGCTTCAAAGTATTCAACACCTGTGAGCCATTCTTTGAGGAGTTCCGCCTCTATCACCGTGATGAAAACGGGAAGATCGTCAAGCTTAACGACGACGTTCTCTCAGCCGTTCGCTATGCATACATGATGCGCCGCTTCGCCAAAATGATGCGCGACATCAAAAAACCAAAAGAGAAAAAGATACCAGCCCCAATCAGGCCCATCGCACGGAGAACTTAAATGGCCGACGAAAACAGACTCAATTCCATTCTGTGTAAGTTTGACGCGGACTGGATGGCGAGCGATGAAGCCAGAACCGAGGCGACAAATGACCTGTATTTTAGCCGAGTGTCGCAATGGGATGACTGGCTATCAAACTACACTACCCTGCAATATCGCGGACAATTCGATGTTGTTCGCCCGGTGGTCAGGAAACTGGTCGCAGAGATGCGCCGGAACCCTATCGACGTTCTCTTCCGACCCAAAGACGGCGCTAATCCTGATGCTGCCGATGTGCTGATGGGGATGTATCGTACTGATATGCGCCATAACACGGCAAAAATTGCCGTTAACGTTGGCGTTCGTGAGCAGATAGAGTCCGGCGTTGGTGCATGGCGTCTGGTCACCCAGTACGAAGACAACGACCCAACAAGCAACAATCAGGTAATCCGACGCCTGCCAATCCATGAAGCCTGCTCACACGTCATATGGGACGCCAACAGCAAGCAGATGGATAAGAGCGACGCTAAGCACTGCACGGTGATTAACGCTTTGTCACGCAATGGCTGGAAAGAGTTCGCAGAGGATTACGGTATTGATCCTGACACCTTGCCATCTTTCCAGAATCCGAACGATACATGGCTGTTTCCGTGGGTATCGAATGATGTCGTCTACGTCGCTGAGTATTACGAGGTCGAAGAGAAGAAAGAGAAAGTCTTCATCTACCGCGACCCGCTGACAGGTGAGCCGGTCAGCTATTACCAGCAGGATATCAAAGACGTCATCGACGACCTGGCTAATCGTGGATTCATTAAGGTAGCAGAGCGTAAGGTGAAGCGTCGGCGTGTGTATAAGTCGATCATCACCTGCACGCAGATACTGAAAGACCGCGAGAAGATAGCCGGAGAGCATATTCCAATCGTTCCAGTGTATGGCGAATGGTCATTCGCTGGTGACAAGGAGTGCTACGAAGGAGTGGTAAGGCTGACGAAAGACGGTCAACGCCTTCGTAACATGATCATGTCGTTCAACGCCGATATTGTTGCTCGTTCACCGAAGAAGAAACCGACCTTCTTCCCTGAGCAAATCGAAGGCTACGAATACATGTACGGTGGAAATGATGACTATCCGTACTATCTGCAGAACAGGACCGATGAAAACGGTAACGACCTGCCGATTGGTCCAATCTCCTACATGGAAAACCCTGAAGTTCCGCAAGCCAACGCTTACATGCTTGAGGCTGCCACCAACGCAGTGAAAGAGGTGGCTAGTCTTGGTGTGGATGCGCAGGCAGCAAACTCTCAGGTCGCTTTCGATACCGTCAATCAACTGAACATGCGGGCAGACCTTGAGACATACGTGTTTCAGGATAACCTGGCTACCGCAATGCGACGTGATGGCGAGATTTATGCCTCAATGGTCAACGATATTTATGACGTTCCTCGTCATGTAACGCTGACACTCGAAGATGGAAGCGAGAAAGACGTTCAACTCTATGCGCAAGTTGTCGATTACCAGTCCGGCAATGTGGTCACACTCAACGACATTCGCGGTCGCTATGAGTGCTATACAGACGTTGGGCCATCCTTCCAGAGCATGAAGGAACAGAATCGCGCAGAGATTCAGGAGTTGCTAACCAAGGTTCCGCAAGGTACTCCAGAGTTCCAGATGCTGATGCTGCAATACTTCACGTTGCTTGACGGTAAAGGCGTCGAGATGATGCGAGAGTACGCGAACAAGCAACTGGTGATGATGGGGCTGAAGAAACCAGAAACACCTGAAGAGATGGAGATGGTGCAGCAGGCACAACAACAGCCGCAGCAGCCATCAGCAGAGCAAATTCAGGCGCAGGGTATCCTTCTGCAAGGTCAGGCTGAATTGCTCAAGGCAGAGAACCAACAGGCGCAGATTCAGGTTGAAGCTGCCAAGGTTGAAGCTCAAAACCAACTCAACGCCGCGAAGATTGCAGAAATCTTCAACAATATGGACCTCGACAAGCAGGCAGAACTGCGTGAGTACCTCAAGCTCGTAGGTCAATTCCAGCAACAGCGCAGCAAAGATGCTCGTGCTAACGCTGAGCTGCTTCTTAAAGATGCAGACCAGACTCATTCACAACGCATGGATTTCGCGAATCTTATGCGTCAAGTTCAAATCCCCTCCGGCGGAGTAGCCGAGACACCTCAATAAGAGAGAGTTAATCATGGACCAAACCACCGACATTCAGGCTTCTGAAGAATTAACCATGCCCGGCAATCATGCAGCGGCATCTGCTGATGGCTTAGTTGTCGATAATGCCAACGACAACGCAGGTCAGGAAGAAGGCTTCGAGATTGTCCTGAAAGACGATGAGAAACCAAAACAAGACCCGGCAACTAATGCTGAATTTGCCCGTCGCCGCATCGAACGCAAACGCCAGCGTGAGCTTGAGCAGCAGATGGAAGCGGTTAAGCGTGGAGAGTTGCCGGAGCACCTGCGGGTGAACCCTGAGTTACCAAAACAACCAGACCCTAACGATTATCTTTCCGAAGATGCACTGGCTAAGTACGACTATGACCAGAGCCGCGCACTGGCTGCCTTCCAGCAGGCAAACAGTGAATGGCAGATCAAGGCTATGGACGCACGAAGCCAGGCTGTCGCCGAGCAGGGTCGCAAAACTCAGGAGTTCACCCAGCAATCAGCGCAATACGTCGAGGCAGCCCGTAAGCACTACGACGCAGCGGAAAAGCTCAATATCCCTGACTATCAGGAGAAAGAGGATGCATTCATGCAACTGGTGCCGCCAGCAGTCGGCGCCGACATCATGCGCCTCTTCCCGGAGAAATCCGCTGCACTCATGTATCACCTTGGTGCTAATCCTGAGAAAACACGCCAGTTGCTGGCGATGGACGGGCAATCCGCGCTGATTGAACTCACTCGACTGTCAGAACGTTTAACTCTCAAGCCTCGAGCCAAGCCTGTTTCAGAAGCCCCGTTACCTGATGAACCCATTCAGGGGCACGCTGTTGCTGCAAATATCTCTGCGATTGAAAAGCAGATGGAAGCGGCAGCAAACAAAGGGGATGTAGAGACGTACCGCAAGCTCAAGGCGCAACTGAATAAAGGAATTCGATAATGGCATTAAATGAAGGTCAACTGGTCACGTATGCTCTGGATGAAATCATCGAAACCGTCCAGAACCTGACGCCAATGGCGTCCAAAGTGACAAAATACACCCCTCCGGCAGAATCCATGCAACGTTCAAGCAACACCGTGTGGATGCCTGTTGAGCAGGAAGCGCCAACTCAGACTGGCTGGGATTTAACTGGCAACGCAACCGGGATTCTGGAGCTGTCCGTGAAATGCAACATGGGCGATCCGGATAACGATTTCTTCGAGCTTCGTGCAGATGACCTGCGTGATGAGCGTTCTTACCGTCGCCGCATCCAGGCATCCGCCAAAAAACTGGCGAATAACATTGAGTCAGCGATTGCCAAACAGGCAACTGAAATGGGCTCGCTTGTTGTTCACGATACCCGCGCAATTGGTCCATCTACTGGCCTGTCTGGCTGGGATTTTGTGTCTGATGCAGAGCGACTGATGTTCTCCCGCGAACTCAACCGCGACATGGGTATCAGTTACTTCCTGAACCCTGACGATTACCGCAAAGCAGGCCGCAATCTTGTAGATGGTGACATCTTCGGGCGCGTTCCTGAAGAAGCGTATCGCAACGGTACTATTCAGCGTCAGATTGCTGGCTTTGATGAAATTCTTCGCTCACCGAAACTTCCGGCAGTTACCAAGTCAACCGCTACTGGTGTAACTGTTTCTGGTGCGCAGAAGTTTAAGCCGCAGGCATACACTCTTGATACCGATGGTAACAAAGAGAACGTCGACAACCGTGTTGCAACGGTGACCGTATCCTCCACCACCGGATTTAAGCGCGGCGACAAAATCAGCTTCACTGGTGTGAAATTCCTGTCTCAGATGGCGAAGAACGTGCTGACTGATGATGCTACTTTCTCAATCACCCGTGTGATCGATGGTACTCACATCGAAATCACGCCGAAGCCGATTGCGCTTGATGACGCGTCACTGACAAAAGAAGAGAAGGCTTACGCTAACGTAAACACCTCTCTTGCTGATACCACTCCGGTAAACGTTCTGAACGTGGCAACAACCACCGCTAACGTGTTCTGGGCTGATGACTCAATCCGTCTGCTGTCTCAGCCGATCCCGGTAACCCATGAACTGTTTGCTGGCATGAAAACGTCTTCCTTCAGCATTCCTGGTATTGGTGTTAACGGCATCTTCGCAACGCAGGGTGATATCAACACTCTGTCTGGTAAGTGCCGTATTGCTGTGTGGTATTCAGCATGTGCTGTACGACCAGAGGCAATTGGTGTTGGTCTGCCTAACCAGACCGCGTGATAACCAGAGGGAGCTTCGGCTCCCTTTTTTATCTGGAGACAAGCATGACACACATGATCTTTCGTCATGGCGACATGAAGAAATGGAAAGGCGTTGGATACGACTTTGAAATCGTGAAAGCCGAAGAGCTTCAGGAATATCTGGATGCTGGCTGGTTTGCACATCCTGATGATCTTCTGAAGGATGTTGCAGAGCCAGAGCCAGAGCCAGAGCCAGAGACAGAAGAAAAACAGCGTAAAAAGCCTGGTAGAAAACCTAAGGCGGCAGCAGATGAACCTGACAACGAAGGGTGATTTAGTTCTTGCGGCATTACGTAAGCTCGGTGTGGCATCAAATGCCACGTTAACCGATGTAGAACCGCAGTCTATGGAAGACGGCGTCAACGACCTTGAAATGATGATGGCTGAATGGCTTGGAGGTGATGCGTCACTTGGTATCAACGTTGGCTACATTTTTGCTGATGCAGATGTAGCTCCAGATCCAGGCGATGAACACGGTTTATCAAATAACGCTATCAATGCCGTCATTTTCAACCTTGCCTGCCGCATTGCTCCAGATTATGCGCTGGAATCGTCAGCAAAACTTATAACCACTGCCAGATACGGGAAAGAGCGACTCGTCAAACTGTCTGCAATGGACAGAGCAAAAGCCGCTAAATGTAAGTCCGGTTATCCAAACCGTATGCCTGTTGGTAGTGGTAACCAGTTGGCGAAGTGGAATGGTTGGAATTACTTCCACCGAAAGGAACCTTGCGATAACGGGAGCGAATAATGCCGATTCAGCAACTTCCGCTTATGAAAGGTGTCGGCAAAGATTTCCGAAACGCCGACTATATCGACTATCTGCCAGTGAATATGCTGGCTACACCCAAAGAAATCCTCAACAGCAGCGGATATCTTCGCTCATTCCCGGGCATTGCCAAACGCTCTGATGTGAACGGTGTATCTCGCGGCGTCGAGTACAACATGGCGCAGAGTGCTGTTTATCGCGTGTGTGGCGGCAAGCTGTACAAAGGAGAAAGTGAAGTCGGTGATGTTGCCGGAAGTGGTCGCGTATCAATGGCGCATGGTCGGACATCGCAGGCGGTAGGCGTTAATGGTCAACTTTTCGAGTATCGCTATGATGGCACGGTTAAAACCGTCTCAAACTGGCCTACAGACAGCGGATTCACACAGTACGAGTTAGGTTCAGTTCGCGACATTACGCGCTTACGTGGTCGTTATGCGTGGTCAAAAGACGGCACTGATTCATGGTTTATCACTGACCTTGAAGACGAATCGCATCCTGACCGCTACAGCGCACAATATCGTGCTGAGTCTCAGCCTGACGGCATCATCGGTATCGGCACATGGCGAGACTTCATCGTCTGCTTTGGTTCATCGACGATTGAATATTTCTCCCTGACTGGCGCAACCACCGTTGGTGCTGCTTTGTATGTCGCACAGCCATCGCTGATGGTGCAGAAAGGTATTGCCGGGACTTACTGCAAAACACCATTCGCTGATTCTTATGCGTTCATCAGCAATCCGGCAACAGGTGCGCCGTCTGTATACATCATCGGCTCCGGTCAGGTATCACCAATCGCCAGCGCGAGCATTGAGAAAATCCTCCGCTCCTACACTGCTGATGAACTGGCTGATGGCGTGATGGAGTCTCTGCGATTTGATGCGCATGAGCTGCTGATTATCCATCTTCCGCGCCATGTTCTGGTGTACGACGCATCTTCAAGCGCCAATGGTCCGCAATGGTGTGTACTGAAAACAGGCCTGTATGACGATGTGTACCGCGCTATCGACTTCATTTACGAAGGCAATCAGATAACGTGCGGCGATAAGCTGGAATCCGTGACCGGGAAACTGCAATTCGATATCAGCAGCCAGTATGACAAGCAGCAGGAACACCTGCTGTTTACTCCACTCTTCAAAGCAGATAACGCCAGATGCTTTGATCTGGAGGTGGAATCATCGACGGGTGTTGCTCAGTACGCTGACCGCCTTTTTCTCTCTGCAACCACTGACGGCATAAATTACGGTCGTGAGCAGATGATTGAGCAGAATGAACCGTTCGTTTACGACAAACGCGTTTTGTGGAAGAAAGTAGGGCGCATCAGGAAAAATGTCGGCTTCAAATTGCGCGTTATCACGAAGTCACCTGTAACTCTTTCTGGCGCTCAGATAAGGATTGAGTAATGGCGGATTCGAATCTCAACACTCCTGTTATTGTGCAGGCGACGCGGCTCGATACATCAATCCTTCCACGCAATATCTTCTCGCAGTCGTATCTGCTTTACGTTATCGCGCAAGGTACTGATGTTGGTAACGTGGCTAACAAGGCCAACGAGGCCGGACAGGGCGCTTACGATGCTCAGGTGAAAAACGATGAACAGGATGTCGAACTGGCTGACCACGATGCAAGAATCACCGCAAACACAAAAGCGATAAATCTCCTTGAGGTCAGGTTAACAACCGCCGAAGGGAAGATAGTCGTACTGCGTAGCGATGTTGATTACTTGCTGGATGAGGTTATCGATATTCAGGCGCATCTGGTCACTGTTGACCAAAGACTGGATGGCGTAGAAAGCGATGTATCTGACATTAAGAGTGATTACGTATCGAAAACCGTAACCGAATCGCAGTCTCTTGCGTCACCGCTGGATGTAAAAACATCATATTCAGTTGATGGAATTCAGGTTGTTGGAGCAAGAAATACCGGATGGACTGCAGCCACAGGTACACCTCTTCTTGGCTCATTCAACGCTAACCAGTCATACACGGTCGGCACTACGTACACACAATCCGAAGTCGCGGCTCTCGCTACAGGTTTGCAGCAGGCGCGGCAGCGTATTCTGGCGCTTGAAACAGCACTTAGATTACATGGGCTGATTGACTGATGATTACATTCAAACCAACGCGAAACATCGACTTGATCGAAGCAGTCGGAAATCACCCTGACATTATTGCCGGGAGCAACAACGGTGATGGATACGACTATAAACATGATTGCCGTTACTTTGAGGTGAACGTGCACGGGCAGTTCGGCGGCATTGTTTACTATCAGGAGATTCAGCCGCTGACATTCGATTGCCACGCCATGTACCTGCCAGAGGTTCGCGGCTTCAGCAAGGAAATCGGGCTGGCGTTCTGGCGATACATTCTGACTAACACCACTGTTCAGTGTGTCACATCGTTCGCTGCGCGCAAATTCCGCCACGGGCAGATGTACTGCGCAATGATTGGCCTTAATCGTGTAGGAACCATCAAGAAATACTTCAAAGGCGTGGATGACGTGACATTTTACAGTGCTACACGCGAAGAACTAATCGAATTCCTGAATCACGGGAGATAGCCATGTTATATGCATTTAAGCTGGGCAGAAAACTGCGCGGCGAGGAACCTTATTGCCCTGAAAAAGGCGGGAAAGGTGGCAGTTCTGATAAAAGCGCAAAGTATGCCGCAGAAGCTCAGAAGTATGCAGCAGACCTGCAAAATCAGCAGTGGCAGACGATCATGAAAAACCTTGCTCCGTTCACGCCGCTTGCGGAGCAGTATGTTAACCAGTTGCAGAATCTTTCCAGTTTAGAAGGTCAGGGGCAGGCACTTAATCATTATTACAACTCTCAGCAGTATAAAGACCTTGCAGGTCAGGCGCGCTATCAGAGTCTGGCGGCAGCGGAAGCAACAGGTGGATTGGGTTCCACTGCAACCGGTAATCAGTTAGCAACAATCGCACCAACGCTTGGTCAGCAGTGGCTGTCTGGTCAGATGAACAACTACCAGAATCTGGCAAACGTTGGGCTTGGTGCTCTGCAAGGTCAGGCAAACGCCGGGCAAACATATGCCAACAACATGAGTCAGATTTCACAGCAAAGTGCGGCGCTGGCGGCGGCAAACGCCAACCGACCGTCAGCATTGCAATCTGCTATTGGCGGAGGTGCGTCTGGTGCCCATTGCTGGGGCTGGACTTGCGAAATTAATTGGTTCATCAACTCCGTGGGGGGCTGGTATCGGTGCTGGTATCGGTCTGCTTGGTTCACTGCTTTATTAAGGGGTAATCAATGGCTACGTGGCAACAGAGTATTAATTCTGGTGGTTTTCTGGCTGGCATTGGTGCGCAAAACGAGAATGCGCCAAAGGCAAGCGACATTAACGCAACGCTTGGTCTGATCCGCGAAAACAATGAACTGGCTCGCTCAGGTGCAAATAACGTTGGTCTGACCGCGTTACGTGGTCTGGCTGGAGTTGCTGATATTTATAAGCAGGAACAGCAACAGAAAGCGATTAATGCGTTCAATAAGGTTCATGCTGATGCATGGGCTTCTGGTGATCCATCGGGACTATTTAAGTTTTCCCAGGAAAATCCAGCGTTTGTTGCACAGGCACAACAGGCGTTTTCCGGTCTTAATGATCAGCAACGCAACGATATGGGCGATTTAGCCATGAGGGCTAACGTCGCTCTTTCTCAGGGACCGGAAGCCTACAGCAAATTCATTACTGACAACAAGGACAGGTTAAATCGCGTTGGTGCTAATGCTGACTGGATGATTCAGACAGGTATCCAGAATCCAGAGCAGCTATCACACATGCTGACTACTATGTCTCTCGGTGCGCTTGGACCAGAAAAGGCGTTTGCTGTTCAGGATAAGATGGTTGGTCGTGAAATTGACCGAGGCAGGCTGGCAGAGACAATCCGCAGCAATCAGGCTGGCGAGGCGCTAACAGCACGTGGTCAGAATATCACGATGCGCGGTCAGGATTTATCGATGCAGAGAGCATCAATGAAAGGGTCGGTTGGGAATAATGAGCGTACAGTTCAGTTAGCAGATGGCAGAACTGTAACGGTAGGCGGGAAGCTTCACGGCGCTGGGGCTAATGCGTTCTACGAAGGTATCGACAACGAGGGGAATATGGTTCGCGTTCCTGCTGGCTCTATTGCCGCTCCGGCTACATCGGCAGCAAGCGCGCAGAATTACGCAATGAAGAAAGATCTTGATGCAATTTCTGGTGCATCAATTGACGATCTTGGCTTCATGACTGGCATTACAGGCTCTTCAGGTTCTCCTGCTCTTGGTGCAGATATTCGTAGCCGTGCATCTGGTGGTGATCAGAGGAAACTATACAACGCTGCACAGCGAATCCAAGGAAAGATGCAGAATCAGGGCATTGCAGCAGCCAGAGACATGGGGGCATCCGGTATCAACACCGTTCCAGAAGCAAAGATGTATTTTCAAGGTATGCCACAGGTTGATTTCTCAAGCCCTGAAGCACTGCAACAATCAATGCGCGACATTCAGCAATATACCGACAATTACAACCAGCAATATAACGTTAATGTCGGTAATGGAGGGAAGAAATCATCAATGCAACAGCCGCCTACTCAGCAATCAGCAGGAGGTAGCTACACGTCAAAATCAGGCATTCAATTTACGGTGGAATGATGAAAGTAACTGCAAACGGAAAGACATTTACCTTCCCTGATGGTACGAGCACGGAAGATATTGGCACCGCCATTGATGAGTATTTTGCTGGTCAGGCTGTTCAGCAACAAACAGTTAATCAGGCCAATAATGCACCAACACGGGAAGAACCATCATTGATGCAACAAGCTGGCGATTGGCTTACTGGTGGTCAAAGTGTAGGGCAAATTGCAGAACAGGCTGGTCGTGGTCTGGTAAACATACCATTTGATGTATTGCAGGGTGGCGCAAGTCTGATTAATGCAATCAGTCAGGGGCTTGGTGGGCCAAAAGTTTTGGATGATGTTTATCGTCCAGTAGACAGACCGACAGACCCTTACGCGCAAGCCGGTGAAACAATTGGTGGGTATCTCCTGCCAATTGGCACAGCGGCAAAAGCTGCTGGAGCGCCAGCAAAGCTCGCTGGAGATATCGGTTCCGCAGGAAACATGATTGCAGGTTCTCTTGCTGATGCTGCAAATCAGGAGGGTGATTTTGCACAAAATGCCGCCATTAACGGTGGTATCAATATTGGTGCTCAAGGCGTTCTTTCAGGTGTCGGGCGCGTTATTGCGCCAAGGGTTTCACAGACTCTTGGTGGTGCAGCACTGAATTCTGCTAATGATGTTTCCAGGATGGCAAAGTCAGGTGCTGGACGTCAGTCAATTGCCAGTCAGGCCGCTAATGTGTCCGAAGATGTAGCAAAAGCGGCTGAGTCTGCTGGAATTGATATAAACGCATTAACACCGGGAATGCGATCTGGAAGTCGTGGAATTGCACAAGCCGAAGGCGCATTGGCATCAACACCAGGAATTGTTCAGGACGCCCATCAGGCAGCATTTAACGAAATATCATCAAAGTTAAGTCGAAACCTTGATGAATTTGGGGCCGCATCTGGAACGGCATCAGAAAAAAGTGCGGCTATAAAACAAAGGATTCTTCAAAATCTTGATCAGATGAAGGATGCCGAGCGCGCGGCATGGGATGACGTGCGGTCAACAATGCCAAATCAAAAAGCAAGAATGCTAAATGGTAATGCCGTTATTCAGGCAGAGCGATCTGCTGGCATACCGCTTACTCCTGAAATGAAACAGTTTGTTCAGGCAAACAATCAAGGTGGAGTAACATTTGATGGCATGAAAGCATGGAGAGCGAAATTTGCTGATGCGGAGCAAAAATATAAGCGTGGCGGAGAGGCAAATGCGGCAAGGAGAGCAGGGGAAATACGCCGGGCAATTACTGATGATATGCGCACAATGGCGGAAAACGGCGGATTTCTTGATGACTGGCAGAAAGCTAATGATCTGTCTAAAGCGAGGTTATCAGCACAAGAGAGTGCAGAGTCTGTTTTCGGGCGTGATTTGGCAACAGATGCACTGATTACGAATGGAGTAAAATCCCTTCAATCATCGTCAGCTAAAGGTCTTAATGGTCCTGCTGGGTTCCATTCTATGATCCGCGCGCTGCCAGAATCAGAGCGTGTTCCTGCTATATCATCAATGTTGCAAGATGCTATCTCGCATGGTGTACGTGGTGGCAAAGCTGATGCAGCAGGAATTAACCATATCGCAGGGATACTTACCCCACAAAATGTAAAAGCCATTAGCAGGTATTCCTCAGAACTCGGAAGAATTGCTGATGCATATGGCACTCTTGCAAGAGCAGCAGTGAAACCTCAGCAGTATATTGAAAGAACAGGGAGAACTGCCAATGTACTACGCGATCTGGATGCCGGTTTATCCAACGTCACATCAACAGTGTTAAATGCAATTGCCAACTCAACATCAGGTGCAATTGTTGGTGGAGCAGGAGGAGGGGGTATTGCAGGCGCTGCCGCAGGTGCTTTAGTTGGCGCCGGGTTAAAAGGTGCTGTATCTAAAATTGCCACCACGCGTAGCGGTCGATATGCGATAGAGAAAGCAGTTCAGGAAGCCACGAAAGCAGTAAGAGCTGGCGGAAGTAAAGAAGCATTAGCGGCGGCGGAACGCAGATTTATGGCAAATAAAGCCGCCGTAAAAGCAATACGTGATGCAGTTGGAAACGAAGAGTTCAATCGCTTAGCGAGGGCTGGCATTGTAGCGTCGCTAAGCGGAATAGCACAGGAGTAATTAATCATCCATGGATGGATTGAGCTTATCTCGTGTTGATGTGGCGATTTGTCCTACATTCCTAAGCCAAGATTTCAAATCCTTGATATTGTCATTGATTTCATGAATATCTTCTTTTTTTAGTCTGTTAATATTATTCTCAATAATTTCAATGGATTGCTCAATATCAGATATAGTGAATGATAGTTTGTTCTTCTCATCTTTTATTGAGTTTTTAAGTGCTTCGTTCTCAGTCTTGAGGTCAGATATCTTTTGTTTTAAAGATGCCAGTTGGTACTGAACCACAATGAGTGCGATAGCTATCACGATAACTGTTGTATACACACCAACCTCCTTAGTTTTGAGCAGGATACCATGAAAAAAGTAAACATCTTTTGCCTACTTCACATTTGAATGGTTTGTCATTAGGATGTTTCCGTTTTTTTTAAATATGGAAATTGATATGAAGAGGATTATTAGCGTCGTTGCTGGCGTTATCATGTTATCTGGGTGCGCAACTATTGTTGGTGATGAAACGCAACTTGTGCAAGTGAACAGCAATCCTTCTGGCGCGAGCTTTAAGGTAAAAGATGAGTCAGGTGTGATTGTTGCGCAAGGTAAGACCCCACAAGGTGTAACGCTCGCCAAGTCAGATGGTAGCTATTTTGGCAAAAAGAGCTACCAGATCACTATGGAGAAGGATGGGTATGAACCAGTTACCCTGCCAATCAAAGCCAATGCTAATGGTTGGTATATTGGTGGGAACCTTGTGTTTGGTGGGTTAATTGGTTGGCTTGCTGTAGATCCATTTAATGGTGGAATGTATACCTTGAAGCCAAAAGAGGCAAACGCATCTCTTATACCATCAACAAAGCAAGACTAATAAATAGGACCCACCTTCAGGTGGGTTTTTTGTACAAATCCTTCAGCGTATCAAACACCATCTTCTTAACAAGATCTGACTGCTCATCAGCGAGTCGTTCTGCATCGTCACGATATCCAGTCACAGGCGATGGTTTTGATAGAGCATCTTGGACGATTTGTAACAACTCGGAGTTCATTGATCTCCCATTCGCCTCCGCCCTGAATTTTAATTTCTCCCTTACTTCCATAGGCATACGGAAGTTAAAGTGCGGATCATCTCTAGCCATGCCATCACTCCAAGTTAGTGTATTGACATGATAGAAGCACTCTACTATATTCTCAATAGGTCCACGGTGGACCCATGTTGTGAGGTGAATATGAAAGGAATGAGCAAAATGCCGCAGTTCAATTTGCGGTGGCCTAAAGAAGTGTTGGATTTGGTACGCAAGGTGGCGGAAGAGAATGGTCGGTCTGTTAACTCTGAGATTTATCAGAGAGTAATGGACAGCTTTAAGAAGGAAGGGCGCATTGGCGCGTAAAGTTGAAGCCCCAACTGCGGGAACAGTCAGGGCTTCGGTTGTCAGTAAATCCGTGGAGAAAAACCAACATGAATAGTATAGCAATTTTAGAAGCAGTGAACACCTCTTACGTACCATTCAACGGTCAGCAAATTATCACCGCCATGGCTGCCGGAGTTGCATATGTTGCGATGAAGCCAATCGTTGAAAACCTTGGAATGAGCTGGTCAACGCAGCAAACAAAACTCATGAAGCAGATTAGCAAATTCAACTGTGTTCATATGAACATGGTTGCCGCTGATGGGAAGCTTCGTAAGCTACTCTGCCTTCCTTTGAAGAAGTTAAATGGATGGCTGTTCAGCATCAACCCTGAGAAAGTTCGTGCTGACATCCGTGATAAACTGATTCAGTACCAGGATGAATGCTTTAGCGTGCTGCATGACTACTGGACTAAAGGCCATGTAGTTAACCCACGCAAAGCTAAAAAGGCGTTGCCGGGTAAAATCACCACTGAACAGCAGGAAGCCATTAAACAACTCGTCATGAGTCGCGGTCAGTCTCTACCAAAAGAAAAGCAGGCTAAGGCGATGATCACCATGTGGTCGTCACTGAAATCCCATTTTGGATGTTCCTACAAAGAAATCAGTGAGGAGCAGTTTACCGAAGCACTGTCACTTGCTGCTCGCGTTCCACTTGAAGGTGAGTTCATTGGCAAACAAGAGAAGAAAACCGACGAGCTTTCTGCAAAAGAAGCAAACAGCCTTGTATGGCTATGGGATTATGCCAACCGCTCACAGGCATTATTCCGCGAACTGTATCCGGCGCTGAAACAAATTCAATCGAACTATTCCGGCAGATGTCATGACTGCGGTTATGAGTTCTCCCGTATTATCGATATAGCGAGAGACGTTTTAATCAATCACTCACGAGATGTTGATATCAATGAGCCAGACGGACCAACGAATCTTTCCGCATGGATGAGACTTAAGAATAAAGAATTACCTCCTTCAATACATAACTACTGACAGATAACCAACGCAACGACCCAGCTTCGGCTGGGTTTTTTATGCCCAAAATTCACCGTAGCCATGCTGCGGCGATTCCTTGTATCTGGAGCAAATTAAATGACAGACATTACAGCCAATGTTGTGTTAAGCATGCCATCGCAACTCTTCACTATGGCGCGTTCTTTTAAAGCTGTAGCTAATGGCAAAATTTATATCGGTAAAATTGACACTGACCCGGTAAGTCCTGAAAACCAGATTCAAGTTTATGTAGAGAACGAAGACGGTTCTCACGTTCCTGTTTCGCAACCAATCATCATTAACGCAGCTGGTTACCCCGTATACAACGGACAGATTGCCAAGTTTGTAACTGTGCAAGGCCATTCTATGGCTGTTTATGATGCGTACGGTGCGCAGCAGTTCTATTTTCCTAATGTGCTGAAGTATGACCCGGATCAGTTAAGGCAAGAACTTTTAAGTTCAGATGATGGGCTTGGTGATTCATTAATCACAGTAAAACAACCTTTAATTAATTCTACAAAACGAACACAGCATGATAAAAATGCAGAGAATATTAGTATTCTTGATTTTGTAAAACATGAAGATGTTAGCGACATTGTTAATGGCAATATTGACGCAACACACATATTTTCCTATGCATCTTCAGTTTCACCTGATGGTGTTTATGTTCCACAAGGTACTTATTTAATTGAGGGCTATATTAATGGAAAATTTTATGGCCCTGGTAAAATAATACAAAGTAAAGGAGATGAACCTATTCCATTTGCAAATCCTGCTCAGACAATTGGAAATGTTTTTTTGGGTTTTGATGCTGGCAAGCTATATAATGGAAATGATATATCTGGGCAAGTTGTTGCGATTGGACCAAGTGCTGGAAGAAACATTAGCACGGGCAATAACATTACAGCAATTGGGACAGGTGTATTATCAGGTGATACCCTTCAAGACGATCTCACAGATACATCGCCATGCACTGGCACTGAGATTGTAGCAATTGGTGTGAATGCGTGCAAAAAAGCAACCACAGCTAGTAACATAATTGGAATTGGGCGCGATGCCCTAAATGAAAATAAAGAAGGAAATTTTAATGTTGCAGTAGGATCAAGTGCATTACAACAACTTCATACTGGTAGTGGTAATGTTGCAATAGGTCGAGCGGCTGGAATGCGAGCTGGAATTGTTACAGACCAATCAGGCAAAAGGTTGTCTTATAACATTCTAAATAATAACACATTTATAGGCAATGCATCCGGAAGGGAGATTACAAATGGAGATAACAATACATATATTGGTAGCGGATCAGGAAGAGGGATTTCTTCTATAGATAACCCTTATACAGGCACATCTACAGGTATGAATAATGTCGCAGTAGGAGCCGACTCACTTAATTCTATTGGTTCGGCAAGTAACAATGTAATGCTTGGATATAGATCTGGTAGATCGTTAAGCTCTGGAACAGGTAATATATTTATCGGAACCAATGCTGGTTCGGCAATTTCTTCAGGTGACAACCAATTAATAATTGCTAATCAGAGCGGGCTCCCTTTTTTGAGTGGGTTGATGGGACCTGTTTCTGATGAGAATAATTATGCTCGTTTTGATGCGTCGGTACAACCAGCAACAGATAACGCTAGAAATTGCGGTTCAGCATCCAGAAGGTGGAATACAATATTTGCTGGCACTTCAACGATTAACACATCGGATGGTCGAGTTAAGACTGATAAAAGACCGATTACTGATGCAGAGAGACGTGTTGCATATAAAATAAAGGGTTTGGTTTGTTGTTTTAGATTTATAGATTCAGTAATTGAAAAAGGAGAAAATGCTAGATTACATTTTGGCATTATTGCCCAAGATGTATATAAAGCATTTGCTGAAGAAGGGCTTGATGCAAACGACTATGGTCTTTTTTGCTATGATAAATGGGAAACTGAATACGAACCAGTAATTGCTAAAAAGATAATTTTTGACGAAGAATCCGGTGATGAAAAATTAATTGAATATGATACTGGAGAACGCAGAATATCTATAGAAGGGGGTGAGCGATATGGAATAAGATATGAAGAATTATTATGTTTTATAATATCTGCAATATAATGTTGTTTAAATAAGTGTTAGACACAAAGCTTTGCACTTGAATGCAATGCTTTGTGCCATTCGATATTTAAGGTGGATTACTCCACCTTCTCATCAATCCAGTCCGCCCACCACTGCATCATTTCTCTGCGCTTATCGAGATACTGAGCATGGTTGTAAATTCCACGCACAGATCCGCCGTTGGCATGTGCCAGTTGCACTTCAATAGCGTCAGCAGGCCATTCGTGCTCGTTCATAATCGTGCTGAATTCATGCCTGAATCCGTGACCGCTTTCCAGACCTTCATAGCCGATTTGCTTGATCACAAGTAGCACCGCGTTCTCGCAGATTGGCTTCTTCTTATCGTTGCGTCCGGCAAAAACAAACTCTGATACTGGTTTAGTGATGGAGCTTAGCGTAGTGAGAAGTTCAACCACCTGGTCTGACATCGGGACCACATGAATTTTGCGTCCCTTCATCACATTGGCGTCGATGGTGATAATCCTGTTTTCAAAATCGACGTTCTTCCATTGCATGGAACGAAGCTCTTTCGTTCTTAGGGCTGTATAGCGTAAAACCTTGGTGGCAATGAGCGATACGATACTTCCTGAAAATGTTGCCAGTGCTTTGTTGAATTCCGGGATCTGGTCGGCAGGAAGAAACGGGAAGTTCTTCTTGCGGTATCCCTTCATGGCGTCAGCAAGGTCAGGTGCCGGGTTATATTTAGCCCTGCCGGTGACAATAGCGTAACGGAAAACCTCGCCGCATCTTCTGCGTGCTTTGTTGGCTCGCTCCATTGCACCGCGATCTTCAAATCTGCGGATTACTTCCAGCAGTTGCATCGGCTCAATATCCTGAATTTCAAGGCCGCCGATGATGGGTAAAATGTCGTCGTCAAACATTTTGGCAAGTTCGTTTGCATAGCCTACTGACCAGACTTGCTTCTTGTGCTCGTACCATTCCTTGTAAATCGCACTAAAGGAATTGTTGTTAGACGAAGCCTTTTTCGCTTTTACCGGATCGATGCCAACCGAGATGTCTTTCCTCGCGGTCCATGCTTTATCTCTTGCCTCCTGCAAAGTCATTAGCGGATATTTTCCTACGGTCAGGATTTTCTCCTTACCGTCAATCTTGTAGCGAAGCTGCCATACCTTTTTCCCTGACACAGGGACATAAAGGTACAGGCCATTACCATCGAGTAGGCGGTATGGTTTTTCTTTCGGCTTTGCTGCTTCAATCTGCTTAACGGTGAGCATGGGTAAAAATCCGGTGGGTAAAATTATTTTATCCACTTTTTACCCGTCATGGTGTGCGGCTGTCAACGATCTGACGCGAACCATGACGAACCGTGAATATACGGAAGGCTTGATATTCAGGGGATTTTGCGGACTGGTACGGATGGGAGCGAACTGATAAATGGTGTCCCCTGCAGGAATCGAACCTGCAATTAGCCCTTAGGAGGGGCTCGTTATATCCATTTAACTAAGAGGACAATGCGGCATGAGTATACCCGCTAATGGAGTGCGGGGTAAGTACGCTGCCGCTCGATTGCTTAAACCCTCGCCATTTATGCCGGGTTTTTATAATTTTTCTTAATGTTTTCCGCACGTTCTGCTTTTTGGCGTGCTTCTGCTTTACGCTTATTGCTCATGTCGTTACGAATCTGTGCATGACTCATTAACGCGAAGATAAAGGTGCCGCCGCAGATGTTCCCCGCTAAAGTAGGTAGTGCGAAGGGCCAGATGAAATCGCTCCAGTGCAGCGTACCGTTAAACACCAGATAGAGGATTTCAACAGAACCGACCACGATATGGGTGGTGTCACCCAGGGCAATAAGCCAGGTCATCAATATAATCACCACAATCTTTGCCGCACCCGCTGCAGGAAACATCCAAACCATAGTGGCGATCAGCCAGCCGGAAATGATCGCGTTGGCAAACATCTCGCTGGGGGTGTTCTTCATCACATCCATGCCGATTTTGACAAATGCATCGCGAGTTTCTTCATTGAAGATAGGCATATATTCAAATGCCCACGCCGCAATACCTGTCCCGAGAATATTACCCAGCAGCACGACGCCCCATAACCGTATAAGTAAGCCGACGTTGCTCATTGTCGGTTTTTGCATGACGGGTAGTACCGCAGTCACGGTATTTTCGGTAAATAATTGCTGGCGGGCCATAATGACGATAATAAAACCAAAGGTATAACCGAGATTCTCCAGCAAGAAGCTGCCCGGCACACCTTCCAGTTCGACTTGAAATATCCCTTTTGCCAGTAACGAAGCGCCCATCGACAGACCCGCCGCAATGGCTGACCACAGTAGCGCCATTGCGTCGCGTTCCAGCTCTTTTTCACCATCCTGGCGGATATGCTCATGAATTGCCATCGCCCGGGAGGGGAGTCGGTCTTCATCTATTTCTATTTTTTTGCCGCGCTCTTTTTCTTCGCTCTCAACTTCAATTTCGTCGCTGTGTTGATCAATTTTGTCGTTGTCCAT